ATCCATTTATTTTTCAATTTATCATAATATAAAATTTGATATTTGTCAAGGAATTCATGCAGCAACTTACATTCAATCCAACTTTTATTATGAAAATATTGCCACATTATCACGCTCCATTATGTGGTTCAAAATAACATAATATATCACCCCATGAATTTATACATGCCCAATATTTACCATCTGGTGAAGGTTGAACTCTTACATGGGGAATGATAGATTCAATGAATGCTGGTCTTTTTGTTGAACTGGAAAACGTTTTATTCCACTCTTCTTCAGTCATTGGATTAGGAAACTTTAGATATATTCCTTGTGGTCCAACTCTACGGATAAGAGTTTTTTCATCTATGAATTTACAGTCAGATTTACCACAACAATTCATTTTTGTTTTGGGATCGACTTCAGTTCCGTTGCCCCACCATTCATGAGCAACCGATGAAGTAATCATACCGCACAATAGAACCAAAGTCATGACTGTTGTTTTCATAACATTCTCCAAATAGATGAGGGGAAATTTATATCTTGCGCGCCTCCCCTCGGGCGCATTAGTTGGTAGGTTTATTCTGTTTCCAAGTCAAACCCACCGAAAACTCATGTTAGGCTGCTAGAGCGTAACGAGGAGCAACATTATCGTTGGCACCTATGGTTTTTGACCTATTAGGCGGTCATCCCGTTATCTCCATCTCCGCATCAACGTCCGTCGATCCTAAAATTTCGCCCCCATCAAAGATACACAGTCACAGAAAATGGAAACTATGAACGTCAGGTGCGTGTATCCATTTTACATCCGCTTCTGACCTGTGTATCCATGGTGGAGGCGTCGGGTACTGCCCCCGAGTCCGATCCGTCTATCGTCAACTTCAACGATAACAATTCTATTTATTACTTTGCTACTAATTCACCGATACTTTTGAAAGGAATAGGTTTACCATCTTTATCAAAGATAATCTTTCCATCCACTTCACCAACCATCTTCATATTAACTCCATATGCAATTGGAGTAACAATCTTACCATCAAGCATTCTAACACGATGACCACCGCCATCACCTTTACGCTGCTTTACACCTGCCATATTATTCTCCTATACTACTTTTAGAATGATTGTGTTTTCGTTAATTCTGAAAGCAAGAGGTGCTTCACTCTTAGCTTCATCCATAAGTTTTCTCAATACTATTTTACCACCATTAAGAACTTTGTCAACAAAATATTCTGGCTTTCGTCCGGTTCGTTTAGTAACAGAAGTCTGTTCGTCATAACCTATGATAGACGAACGGTTAATATTTAAACCCGCTGGTCCTTGAGCTCTAAACACTGTTAGAGTCTTATATTTAGTATTGAAAGTCCAGAGTTCATTAGCACCTACAATTCGCTCGGGTGGAAGAGAAGCAATCTTGTATTCTGGGCTTTCTTTTTGGAACTTGAAGTTCTTCAATTTCTTTTCTACGGAAACGGTCTTTTTCTTTCTAGGAGCGCGAGTCTTCTTAACAACATCACCATATCTCTCGCAATCTTCAATCATGGTGTTGAAGAACTTTATTCGTGCTTCAAGTTGTTTCTTATTTAGATGTTTATAACCCTCTTTGAGATCGGGATCTTTTCCTTCGTGAGCTTCACATAACTCGATAAGCCATGGTCTATAAAACTCAGCGATCTTAGGTGCATACATCGCCGGAACTTCGTTAGCCTTAAGCCAATCATAAAGAGAGAACTTCATATCACCACCCTTGAAGATATGTTCATCAACAATACCTTCAATCTCTCCGATGAGATCAGAAGCTTTGTCTTTTATCTTCTGCTGAATGTTTGGTGTTTCTTTCTTTTCTTCGGTAGTTTCTTCTACTTCATCTTGTGCTTTAGATAGAGCTTCTTTAAGAGATTTTTCTAGAAAAGGCCTTGCATCTTCTGGCAGAGCGTAACCACGACTAATAAGCCTTGCAATCCATGCAGCTGTGGTTGGAATCCAAGTATCTTTTACTCTTTTTAATGTTTTTAATTCTTGTGTTCTAGCTTGATTTTTTAGATAAGTTTCTAAGTATTCCCTTGCGTCCGAACTAGTACACATGTAATTGTACCAAGTCAGTGCTTTGCCATACTGAGACTGAGACACCTCACCGATAAAAGCCGGCTCGTCGCCAAGGTATTTAAAGTTCACCAGATACTGTTCGGTCTTTGTCTTACGAATAGCCTTGGGTTTACGTTGAATAACAGTACGACGAGCCATATCTTTTCTCCTATTATCTATATAATAATCTAAAACTATTTAAATGTCAACCAAATATAAATAATAATGTCCATCGCGGTGCTGGAATACCCATGGACTCTAGAACCTAACAAGAAGGTCCCAGCTATGATTTATTTATATTTAAAAACTCATAATAAAACAGGTCTTAAATATCTTGGAAAAACAACTGCTATAGATCCACACAAATATAGTGGATCGGGCACTGTTTGGTTAAGACATCTTAAAAAGCATGGGTACGATTATACTACTGAAATATTGTTATCATCCGAATCAAAAGAAGAAATAAAAGAGGCTGGCATATTTTTCAGTGAATTATATAATATTGTAGAATCTAATGATTTTGCAAATTTAATGATAGAACAAGGTCAAGGTGGTGCTTGGAATAAAGGTTTAACATCTAAAGATTCGCGTGTAAAAAATATTGCTATAAAAATGGCACAAACCAAAAAAGAGCTAGGATTTTATAAAACGTGTGGAAAATATCTGCCGGTAATGAAGGGAGATATTAATCCAATGAAAAAACCTGAAAATAAAGCTAAAGTTTCCGAAATTGCAAAAAGAAGATTTAGAATATATAATGAGGACGGCGGCTGGTTTTGGGGCCACCGTCCTCAATTAATTTAGGCCACTTCGGCCATTTCAAGAGCAGTCTCAAGAGCTTTATTCTTAAGAGCTCGATTAGGACCAAACCACGCCGAAGTCATACGAGTGTCATCGTTACGACCAAGAAGGTGATCGGTCATATAGGTAACTGCATTAAAAGGCTGCCACCAAGTTCCCTGTGCATACTCTGCGCCAGGCTGAGTATCAAGGATACTCATAGCAAGAGTTGCATTACGAGACAATTCTTTCTCATCGTTCTTCTTTGCACCAGTCACCGGGAAGATGCGCTGAAAGTACTCGACGATGTTTTCATTCTTAGCTTTCTTAGAGCCAAGATATTGTGCCATCTCCTTGTACTTAACGAGCTTCTCGGTAGCAATACCAAGCATCTCCTTAACTTCGTCGGGTTCAAACTTAGTGCGGTGAGAAATCCGCACCATCTTTTCAACCTTAGAGTTAAGTGAGAGAGTCAAGGTGTTATTGCAAACAACACGAACAGGAGTGAATCGAACGTCAGTAGAACAACCATACCGATGGAAGTTAGAGAAGAGGAGATAGGAATCAACCTGATCGCCTTTGAACAACTCAAAGGAATCCTTCACTTTAGCCAAACCCCAAACGATCTGACCATCACGAAGAGAACCAGCGGTATGCATTTCCATGTTACCTGACATCACGAACTCATTGAAGAACTCGAATGCTTCGGTGTTTTGAACTTCATTCCAGTCATCAGAAACAACATCGAGAACTTTATGATCGCGATCTCGAACGAGAGCAGACTTACCGATGAAGACCTTCTTACCATTAACTTCAGAATAAGCAGGAACCTTATAGACATTCCAATCCAAGCCAGCAGCTTCGAGCATCTGATCTGGAGTCAAGTCAGCGGGAACCTTAGTTCCAAGACCATGCCAAGGTACTTCCCCGGCATATGCCATCTGAGCCTTATCATCAACCATTTCAATCATGTGAGCCATAACATTTCTCCGTTTGATTAGCTTACTTATATATAATATCAAATCTACAAAAAATGTCAACTATTTTTATGAACAAAATATTTCATTGACTCGCTTCAAATAGTGAAGCTTTTCTTTGATAAAGATCTTTGGTTCTTCATGATCAATGGCCATGATTATGACTATCTGTGGAACGTAAATCCCGTATCTTTCTTCTACCATCAAAGCATATGCTGTAGCTTGTAAGAAGTAGCTCTCAATATCTTCTTCTTTCTTAATTCTTTTAGAAGTCTTAAAGTCTACTATAGAGTTATAAGAATCATACTGGCATATTAAATCTGCAGTTCCGGCAGCCATTAGCCTTGTTGAGTACAAGAAATGCTCAAGCCCATAGATTATTCCAATCTTTTCATCTAATATAGATTGAATACCCTTAAACATGCTAAGAGTCGTTGGCATTGATTTAGAAATATAATCTTCACCAAGAAGATATTTCTCACATATAGTATGAAACTGAGTTCCTCTTACGGCTGCTTGAGTAGATATTTTATTTGCGGTTTCTTCGCCTACTCGTTTTCTCCACTCATACAGATAAGTCTTATCCATCTTCTCGCCGAGAATAGATGTTACAGACTTAAACTTTTCTCCTTCAGGAGAAACATAATATCGAGCGCCATCTATATTTTGACGCTCGAGTTTGTTCTTAGGCAAAAGTTTAAATTCAAACTGTTTACGTGACGATTGCAAGTTGGTCTTTAACAACAATATATTCCTTCACCATATCGGATCTAACGATATCTTCAATATCAAATTCAATGAAAGAAAATGATTTCATCTTATTGATGATTCTCATGAATTCTTTCAGACCATTTTTTTCTTGTTCTTTAGTAAAATCAGACTGTCTGAAATCACCACAGAAAATAATTCTGCAGTTCTTACCAACGCGAGTAATCACCGAATCTAGTTCATGTAATGTTAGGTTTGCTATTTCATCAACAATAATGATAGAATCATTAATAGTGATCCCGCGTACATAAGATGTGCTAATAAAGTCGATAAGATTTTTACCTTTAAGTACCTCATAGGCGTCTCCTCTTCCAAATAATTCTGCGCAAATTGAAGAATATGGCGCTTCGTATACTCTTGATTTTTCTTTATTATTGCCGGGCAAGAAACCCATGTCTCTTGTCGGAACAGCCGATCTAACAATATAGATTTTTTCGTAAG